TCAATAACAGGAGTAGAAACAGCTACTGGATTTGGATTGATTACTTCCATTGCTCTGTTAACAATGGCTTCGTTGTATCCAGATGAACTTAAAATTTCCGAGATTTGATCTGCTGGAATACCACTAGCAGCTAACTGTTTTGCATCAGCAATAGCAAATTGACGCTCTGTTATTTCAGTAGGGGCTAAGTCACCACCGCCTAAGTAGCCAGTAAGCGCACCACCTGCGCCACCAAGCAAAGCACCCTTTAGAATATCGCCTTCAGTTAATGCCGCAGTACCGCCACCCACCAACGCACCAGTTAATGCAGATGTAGCCAATGTAGAAGCCGCAGGGCCAAGCAAAGCACTAGCCGCAGGGCCAAGTATAGGGGTCAATGCCGCAGCAATGATAGGAGCATAAAACGCTACATCAGAACTAGATGCGCCAGTAGTGTAGAAAAGTGGTTTGCCATCAGGAGTAAATTGGACTCGGTAGCCAGTATTACCACTACCTTCAAATGTACCGCCCCACGCATTTCCTTGTTGACGCTCGCTATAAGTCATTGGTACTTCTTGACCAGTTTCCTTATTGCCGTATGCTTTAGTCGTTGTTTTTGTAGTGTAGATAGTGTCTGTACCAGCTTCACCGCTTATCTGTTCAGCAGTTACTGTGCTTGGGTCAACAGGCTTGCCTTGCATATCAACAAAACCACCACGACCATCAGGATTTACTTGTGCGTCATATGGTTTATCAATTAAGCCAAACTGGTTAATGTCTGTGATGCCGATGCTCGCCAAAATCTTACCCATGTCACGAGCATTAGCCTCCGCAGAACCCATGCCTTGACCTGTCCACTGGCTTGTAGTTCCTTGACCAAGAATCTGATTAGCTAACTTGTCAATGACTGCATTAGATGCCTTTGGTGCTTCAACAGGAATAGGCATATCAGCTTGCATGGCTTCTTGTTGAGGCTGCTGAAGTTGTTTAGCTATTTGCTCTACCACTTGCTCTATCTCTTGTGGTGCAGGTTGAGCCACTTCTTGTGGAACTTGTTGGGCAACAATCTGATTGATTAACTCTTGAACAGTTTGAGGAGCTTCTTGCTGAACTTCTGGTTGTTGTTGAGCAATGATCTGGTTAATCACTTCATCAATAGTAAGTTTTGGCTTAGGCAGAGGCCACTCTGGATATGGTGCATCCCAAGACATATTATCCCCTTATTTCTACGTTAGAAGTAATACCTGCACCGATTTTCATAGCCTTCAATTGGGCTTCTGCATCAAACTCTTGTTGTTTCAATGCAAAGTAAGCCTGTTGTTTCTCACGCTCTAATTGCAACTTAGCGGCCTCCTTCTCACGCAGTAACTGCATCTCAAGAGCAGCCTTCTGTTGAGCCATCTGCATATCAATCTGTTGTTGTTGTTGTTGCATCTGCATATCTGCTTGGGCTTTAGCTTGGTTAGCCTGAATCTCAGCCTGAGTCCTAGCCATCAATGCCTGAACTTCTGGAGGCATCTGTTGTTGTTGTGGAGGAGGATTACTCAATGCTTGATCTTGCTCTGGAGTAATCGCTTTGTAGAACTCAGCACTATCCTTAAATCCTGCCAACTCAACCATTCGACCAAGAGTAGAACGATACTGAGCAGGTGAAACATAAGGATTAGCAGGGCCGTACTGACTGATTAACTGCTCTTGTTTAGCAAGAACCATAGATAGCATAGCCATCTGCTCTTGACGATTCCCTGCACCCAATCCTACGTTAATCGCAACATCGTATTGGTTAGCCCATGTTCTAGGGTCAAACTCTACGAATTCGCCACGCATACGCACCAAACGAGGCTTGTCTTGGTACTTACACAGTAGATGCAGGATACCCTTAAACAAAGACTTAACACCTGTCTCAGCAAAGATGCGAGCCATCAGTTCAATCTTACCTGCGCCAGCTTGTTGCATCGATGCTACGGCAGCGGCGGTCACGTTCTGCAAGATAGATGGGTCTAAGCCCTGTGAAGCATCAGATACACCAGTACGCTTAGACTGGACTGTATCCAGATACTGAAGCATTGGGAAAGCCTGTGCAGCCACATTCTGAACATTCAGTTGCGTAACAGCTCCCTGAGATTTAGCACGAATAACACCACCAGCAGTAGATGTAAGCAAGTCATCAAGGTTTACTTGTCCTTCCACGGCAACAACACGAGCATTATTTGTCAGATACAAGTTATCCAGCATCTGGCGAGTAATGGTAGTCTTGATTAACTGAATGTCTGTCGTTCTGTCAGCCAAAGAGTTACCAAAGAACTTATGCGGAATTGGTATTGGGCAAATAGAGTGGAAAGGAACATAGTCCACTTCCTCAACCATTTCCTTACCCTTTGCATCCTGAAGAATCTCGTTTGATGCGTAAAACACTTGAACGAGTGATGCAATTCCTTTTCCATCTATATCAGTTTTGATATAGCACTCAAACACCTCAATCTCTTGCATTGATGGGTCATCAGTCTGAACTTGGTATGGCTGCTCACCCGCTGAGAAACGAGCCACACGCTCTGGTGTGTAAGCCAAAGCATCACCCATCTGCAAGCCTTCTACTTGCTTCTTGTTAAAGCCCATAGCCATTAAGGTGCTACGAGTTAACATCTGTCTGTGGGCAATGAAAGGAGAATCAGCAATAGTTCTAGCCTTTTTGCTAATCAAGAACTCCTCTGGAGGCACGTTCTCAATCGTAACCTTACCTGAGTCCTTCTTCTTTTGAACTACGATGTTATGAGTAGCACCCATAACTGGCATACCCATTGGGTCAATTACTGGCTGACCATTAGGGTCAAATATTGGAAACTCAGTCGTATCTTGCTCGACAATCTCCATGCTCTCATCGCTCATAAGCATGGCTAACTCATCGCTAGACAAGTCGTAGTAACGCTCTTTGGTTATGTCTTCTTTATCTTCCCAATACGCCTTAACAATGCCGTTCTTCTGTAGCAAGGCATCTTTAAACCAATCGTGCAGGATAGCTACGCCTTCGTTATCCCTTGAGAATACCCAGTTACAGTAGTCGGTAGCCTGTTTAGCAGAGGCTTCATCCCTTGGGCCTTGTGGCTCAAATACTACGATATTCTCTGAACCTGTAAAGATACGCACTAAGCTCGGTAACGCACCATCAATGGCCTCTGCTACCTCACCAGTTACGATCTGAGACTTACCCTCGACTTCATTACCATAGGGCTGACGCAAATAGGCTTCTAACGCTTGCTTGCGCTGCTGAACAGTCTCGCTCTCAATAAAGCCGATTGAATCGTCAATCTCAGCTTGTAGTACCGACTTCAAGTCGTTCGTTTCCATGTGCATCCTTTGGAGGGCGACCAAGTTTCGGTCTTGTCGGTAATTGTAACTCTTTTACCACATTTTCCAATAGTTCAATGCGGTTTTCAAGTTCTTTTACTTTTGGGGCTAAATTAGTCCCTTGTCGTTCTACATACATTACACAATCCATTTCGGTGCTGAGTTAATAGGCTTAGACCACGTTGAATTTCCTTCATCCAATCCAAGGGCTAAGTAGCGAAAACTGTCACTTCCATGACTTGACCAATCGTGAAGTGGTCTTTCATAGAATATCTTACGCTTCTCATCGTAATCTCTGCGGTAGTTTCTCAGGCAGTTTAATCCTGTCTGGACTTTAGGCACGTTAAACCAGCATCTAGGTAGGATACGTCTAACAGCCTGAATACCATCGTCTAAACCCATTCTAGGGGCTATCTTGACCTCTAATCCTGCTTCCTCAAGCATTTCAAGTCTGCTCTTACCAGTTCCTAGCTCCCTGACCCTTACGTCATGCGGCAGGATATGCTCTGCTTTAAGATAATCGTTATCCTTAATCCACTTTACATAATGGTCTAAGCCTACGCCATGATTCTCGTAGTAGTCAATCAATCTAATCTCTGAACCCACTAACTGAGCCACCCAGATACTTGTAGAGTCACCCATTCCCAAGTCCCAAGCAGTAAATGTCCTGCTTATATCATCCCAAGGAATCTCCTGCATATGCTTCTTGTCTTCTAGCTCATTCAGGATTTGTCCATAGTATGAACCTTCTACTGCCGCATCAAAGCTACACTCAAACTCTTGGCGATATTTATCCTCACCCATCTCGTTCTTGGCTTGCTTTAGTTCTACGTCATCAACTACGCCAGTTTCTGAGGCTTTGAATTCCAGTAAACCCCATCCATCCTCTTTCTCTGCCCTGTCTCGCAGTTCCTTGAAGTGGTTATGGCCTTTAGGTGTCCCAATGAACAGACACCAGCCCTTACGATCTGTCAGAGCAGGTCTAACAATGTCTGTCCATATCTTAGGATTCTGGTCACCCACCTCATCAATGATTACCCCATCAAAGTATTGGCCTCGGAGTGAATCAGGATTGTCTGAGCCGTATAACTGAATACGCCTACCCCAGAAGTCAACTCGTAACTCTGAGATGTTGTTAGTACCGCCTAGCGGTGTAGTGTATTTAACGAGGTAGTCCCAAGCCACCCTCTTAGCCTGTCCATAGGTAGGAGCAATGTAAGCGTATCTGGGTGTCTCTCGTTGGTTTAGCACCGCATCACGGATTAGATGATTTAGCGCAGCAACAGTCTTTCCAAACCTACGATGCGCCACCACTACCGCAAACCTATTTGCTTCTAGTAAGTCGTGAACCTTGATCTGGTGCTCCCTTGGCGCATAAGGGATTTCGATTACTTCGACCATGTCACGATGTGCTGAAGTGGTTGGTCAGAGTCGCCACTTATAGTTACTGAGGCCATATCAGGCATTGATTTACGCAATAGTATCTCAATAGCCTTCATGCGAGTAGGGCTTAACTCCTCAGTTTCACCAAGTGCATGATTTTGCAAAACATTTAGTAATTGACTTACCTGAATTTTTTTGCGTACATCTTCCTGATGTAGTTTGTTAATTGGTCTTCCGACTTGTGCCATTTTGTTTGACTCCTCTAGGGTTGGTCAAGATTAAGTTAGTATTTACTGACCTAGTAGTGAAGGCATAAGTTCATAGAGTTTCTTACGCTGTTCTTCGTCTGCTAGTAGTCCTAATGGTAGCACGCCAGCTAATAGGTCTTTGTCATTCTTTCTCATTGGGTCAAAGGCAGCAAACCTTGATCTAACTTGTGCAGGGTCAAATACTGCATAAGTTGTTCCAGTAAGAGCATCCTGACCTTTTTTAGATGTTGGGATTCTTCCACCACCAACATCAAATACATTATTAACAATTAGCGAATCATAACCTTGTTTTTTGGCAATATCTGCCAACATATCAGTGCTATATGTCAATACCTCTTGGTCATTTGGTAGAGCCGTGTCTATCTGTCTCCAAGAAGCACCATAAGGCGCATCTATAACCATTGGGTTTTCAAACCTTGCCGACAATGGCATAACTGCCTGTCCCTCTGGTCTTCCAAACTCTGGTCTTCCAGTAGCGTAAGTATTAGCAACTTTGGGATTGCTTGTCATCCAAAATTCAGCATCACGCAATTGTTCTTTTTTAGCCCCCTTGGTTGTCCCATGATAAACATCTTGGAAACCCATAGCCTCTGCCCTCATCTCAGGCGTATTGTCTTTAGGAAGTCCTAGACCACCTTGCTCAACAGACAATGCAGCGTTTCTTTGGGCTGTATCTAATGCTTCTTGTCTTGGAGCAATTGGTGTTTTAGGTGAGCCAGCAAGATAACCAAATTTCTTTGCGTTTTTTATTGATTCTTTGTCCATGACAATTGGCAATTCGTCTAGCCCCATGTCTCGCAATACAGCGTATCGATGCCTTCCATCACCAAAAACGATACCACCATCTTTGTTTACTGAAACATTGCTTGCTTCTATTGACTTGGCATCTTTTAAATAATTCTCAAATTTCTCATATCTACCTGAGATTCCATCTTTTCCTTTTTCTCCAACATACTGCCAACCTGTTTTTGAAAAAGCCTCATCAAAAGCAGATGGGTTTACATTTACTAATTGACCACCACTTTTCTTGTCAATTCGATTTATTGTTACAGGGATTGTTCTATCACCAATCTGGATGGCTGATAAATCTTTACCTACGTTTTGAATACTTGCACCTACTGGTAAACCTTTAGTCAATGGTGCTAATACGGGTGCGGCTTGACCTAGCAATCCAAGAGCAAATGCTGGCTCTGCTACTTTTTTAATCTTTTCGTAATCAGGATTTAAAACACTAAATCCCATCTGGTCAGGAGCAGTTCCTAATAATCCTTGAACAACCGCATAGGTAAGTGGGTCTGCCAATGTATTGACATCACGCCTTTCAGCTAATGCTCTACCTCTAGCACCTTGACGCTGTAGGTTTGGATTACCAAAATATGCGCCAAGATCAGCCATTATTTACCTTTGTAGCGACCCATTTTCTTAGCAGCTTCTGAGATAGCAATAGCAATGGCTTGCTTTGGATTCTTAACTACTTTACCGCCCTTACCAGAGTGAAGTTCACCCTTTCCAAACTCGTGCATGACATTAGCCACTTTAGCTTTACCAGCCTTGTTCATTTTAGGAGTTTTCATTAGACCACCTGAGTAATTGAAATATCAACAGCAGTACCGCCACGAATAACAGCAACCTTATCGCCACCACTAACCTTTAGGTATTGAACAGAGTTTGCAGGAGCCATAGGGCTTGTTGTCAATGATGCAGTTGGGTTTGAGCCAATCTCAAAGTGACAATGTGCTGTGCTACCTACTGCCAAGCGGATGATTGTGCAATCAGAAGCAATAGCACTAGACTGAACGCTAGAAGCAGTAACAGTCATAACTTGGGTTGTACCAAGTGTATAAATTTGGGTCAGTTGACCATTGTCGTCACGAGCAAGTTTACTCATTTAAATTCTCCAGTTAATTACCATTTGACCTTATTGGCCCAATATGCCGCACTCATCTTACCCTTGGCAATATTTTCCGCATGACGAGCCTTAAACGCTTCGTTACGCTTCGTGCCATCAGGAGAACCCTTTACGCCTTGCTGACCAAAACGAATCAGCTTTACATCCTCACCAGACTTCGCTAAAACAGCGTGAGACTTGGTTGGGTGGTTAGGAGTAGCTTTGGGCTTGTTATAGCCAGAAAACTGCTCTGAACCTCGTTTAATCACTTCTTTTTAGCAGTCTTAGCTGCTTGCTTAAACGCATCCGCAGTAGGCGCACCCTTCGAGCCAACTTTACGCATACGCTCTGGAGTTTTACCAGCCGCCTTTTGCGCTTCGATGCGTTTTTTCTTTGCATTGATATTGGCATATAGTCCCATCATTCCAGCAGTTTGTTGGTTAGTCGTTCCCATATTCATCTCCCATATCACCAGACATATTTTCTGACATTTTCTCGGAATCATCAGTAATCGGGCCACCAGTTACCCAAGCACTACAAGTTCTCATAGAAGCACACTTAAAGTCCCAAATTTCGCAATAACCCAAGTCGCCAGCATCAATAACAGCCCATGCGTCAGTCTCTGTGTCGCCAGTTTTTAAGCCAGATTCAATGCAATCTAACATCTTTGTGGTCTGAATGAAAGCAGCACAGTTACCGCAACGAGATTTTTTAGCTTGCTCTGGTGAGTTTCTCCAGACTTTAGAGATTTCACGCCAGTAATCCATGTTCTGTTCGTTAGGATTCATTGGGCCATAGTTAGCTTTATCAATGGCTTTTTGACGATTCTCTAGGTTTATAGATACATAGCCTGTTGCTTCTGGACACGCCTCGCCATTTTTCTCTTGGCTTTGTATCTCAATTTCGATTTTTACTGATGGCTCGAGTAGTCCAGACATAGCTATCCC